CTGCGTAAACATGTTTACGCAGTTACGAACAAGTGCAGTTAATGACTTAGGTTTACGACCCATGTCACCCTTCATATCACCAGCTTCAAACTGATTTACGTCAGTTGGTGTTAGCAACATACCAAGTGAGTCAATGACAAACAGCACCTTTGGACGTTCGCCATCTGGAAGTGCTTTATAATCAGTCATAAATGTAGCAATTGTTTTCGCCACATCATCAATCATTGCCATACTGAGTTTCAGTAGTTTGCTTTCATCAGTATCAACACCGAGTGCATGCAACCAAGATTCATCAAGTGCATTCTCAGTATCGATGAGAACCACAAAGATGCCTTGTGCTTGGGCATTTTTAATAATATTACCAGAACAGATATACGATTTACCTGCACCAGACTCACCCGCAAATACAGTCACTTTGCCAAGAGGAACACCTTTGTCAAAGTCACCTGAAATTAAATAATTAAGTGCGTAGTTGCCTGTACTAATCCAATCAGTTGGATCATTGAATCCGACTGAAAGTCCTTCTATACTTTTTGTAATGTTTTTTCTAAATTTTGATGCGTCAAATGGTTTAGTTGCCATATTATTCTTCCTTATAATCTATAACATTGCCGTTATCATCGGCACAAATAATTTTTACTTTATTTCCATTCTCATCTTCGATAAGAATAGGACCCCAAATCCAAGCTTCGGTATCGTTTTGAGTCCATCCCTCTTCTTCTTCGAGAACTTCATATACACTAGAATCTCCAAATCTTTCTAGTAATTCTTCTTGTTCTTCTTCATCCATATCTTCAGGAAAATCAAAATCTTCCCAACAACCATCGATCATATTATCTAATTCAATATTTTCAATATTGTTTATACAACAATCGTACATATTAATACTATCTTTACGACCGTCACCGCCAGATACATAGGTAAATTCAAATTCTGGAGGATTGTCATCTGATGTCTCTACAATAAAACTACCCCAACGAAAACCAGTTTTTCGAACAATAGTTTGTCCGTCTTTATAGTAGTATTCGTGTTCTTCACAAGATTTTTTGTAGTAAGTTGATTCCTTCCAATTAGCCATAATTAGTGTCCTTATATAAATCTTTAAATATTTTTTTACTGTCTAAATTGCGTCTTTTATCTAATTCTTCTAGTTTCTTATATGAATTTGATAAATCTTTTTTAAAAGGCATATCAATATATTTTAATATATTTTGAAGTCCATTATCAAGTAAAAATCCTGATTTTTCATTTAATTTTAATTGAATTTGTTCTTTGGATGATTGTAACACATTTGTTGGCAAATGTCTAATATCTAAAAACGCTGGTTCTGTTAAAGCACCAATAATAAAACTATTATCATGAAAACCAAACTGTTTTAATAAATTAATACAAGAAAATAATGAGTTATAATTCAACAAGAAATATAACATATTAAATGATATTTTTTGTTCAGTTTTTTTAACAATTTGTAAATTTTTTAAAAAATCATTCCATTTACTGCCATACCTGATATATTCATATTCATCTTCGATAGTTTCTACGCTAATCGTCCAATGAACATTTTTAAATTGACAAATTAAATCAAATATTTGTGTGTCTACTTTACTTAGATTTGTATTGACTCTTATATTAACCTCGGGGTTTTTTGCTATTAATAATTGCAAAAATTCCAAGTTTTCTTTCATTAATAATGGCTCACCACCAGCCAGATATACATGTTCTAATTTTTCAACATTTTCAAAAATATAATTTTTAAATTGTTGGATTTTATTATCCATCGGTCTATCAATTTTGATATTTAATTCGTTTTCCCATTTACTACTATACTCTGGTCCACAGTATACACAAGAAAAATTACACAAATTACTCCAACGAACATCAACTTTTTTTAAATCAAAGGTAGTTGGTTGATCATAGGTACTTAAAGGAACAGATTTTAATTCTTTTAGATAAAAAACACGATCACTAATAATATCAAAACTATTTTTTTCTTTTTCTAACTCATAACACGGCGAACAACGAGTACCAGGCTCATTAATTATCATATCAAAACGAGTACGAATATTTTGAACACTATTTACAATTTGCTCAATTGGTTTTTCTTGTATGTTTCCAATCGGTGATGAACTTCGAATACAATTTTTAATATTTCCATCAAAATTATACATTAATCCTGTCCACGGGATTGGGCAGAAATGTCGATTAGTCAAATATTCTTTTGGATTCATGGATACTTAACTCCAATGCCAATTTCATGAACTTCTAAATCTGAACCGGAATCCAGAATATCGACGATACGTGTTGCCCATGCATCAACATCTGCATATGGTCGTGGACTTAGTTGATTTGGTTGAGTTGCCACTGCTCCTGGTTTTACCAAACATAATATCGGATATTGCTGCAATCCTCTGAGTTGAGTAATAGATTCTTCTAATGCCTTTTTCTGAACATAATATTGCATCATATCTAAACCAGGCAAGCTACTCGTTGGTAAGGATGTCATCATAGTGCTTATGTTTATAATTGTTTTGGGTTGGGTCTGCCATGCTTCATACATAGCGAATAGCAATTCTGTTTGTGCAAACCCTGCTTGTGCATTATTAATAAAAATATCACAAGGTTCTATCATTGTCACTAACTTAGGAATAGATCGTATATTGTATCCATTGCGACGACTAAGACCAATGACTTCATGTCCACGGGATTCATAAATTTTTGTTAATGCCTGACCTATACCAGCACTATGTCCAGTAATTGCTATTTTAGCCATTCAATAGGTTCCTTATGAAAATAATTTCTACGTAAGGTTTCATAATCCACGCAACTCCTTTTGAATTTTTATAAATTCATCTAAGTCAGGTTGATTATTTTTATTAATTGCGACTACATTTGGAAAAACATGCTTATAAGGTTCTGTTAAATTATTAGTATATTTTACGCTGATTTGATCAGGATCATGCAAAAACGCATATGAATGTTCTAGATTGTGGTCAGTAACAAACTGCTTAATAGTTTCAAAATTACCAATGTTTAATGCACTGATCGTAGTCCAAGTATTTAATTGTATGCCATTCATATTTTTGTATACCATAAGATTCTTATAAAATTTATCCCATTTAATAGGCCATCTTACAAAATCATGCGTATCTTCTGTCCCATCTAAACTAACAGTAATAACTACATTGATATTCCGGTTAACTAGATGTTCTATTTCTTCGATAATGATTGAACAATTTGTATTAATTCGTACTTCTTTTACGCTTGTGGGGATATTTTTTAAAACATCAAGATAGTTTTTGCTGGCACTTGGCTCACCACCATTAATATCTAGTTTAACAATACGATGTGTAGGTAATTGCCAAAAACGATTTGTATTATCTATAATAGGATAAGTTTTAGATTTCAAACTACCAATCTTTGTACTACAATACTCATTACAAGTTAAACATCCACTATTGCAAATATTATCAAGTACGCCACCAACAATTAGATAATCTGGTCTAGTTTGTTGTTGATGAAACCGAATAGTATGTATTCTAATGCTGTCTTGCTCAAGCATTTCTGTTTCTCTACAGCGTATACATTCTTTAGGCCACAATAACTGTTTAGTTTTATATAACCATTCACTATCCTCTAGTTGCTGTAAAGTGTCGAATTCAGGAGCATCAACCATATGACCGCAACGACTCACCGTGCCGTTTGAATTGAATCTAACAAAATGATCTAAACGAGGACATTGCATAATGATATTGATCTTTGTATTACTTCTTGATAAACAGTTGGGTGATGTTTCTTGATGGCTTCAACAATATCCAAAAATTCAACTGTTTCTCCTATTAGATTCTCAGTTAACACTTTATCAATTGACAAATAAAAATGAACTTTATCTATACTCAAATATTCATCTAATAACGTGTTTTCACTAATATTATATTTCAAAGAAGTGATCTCTGATAATTTATCTAATGAATTAATTCTAATCTTAGCTTTAGTAAATCTCTGTAAATTAACTAACCAGTGAAATTGAGGACAAAAGTGCCTATTTAAAAACAAATAATGTTTAATAAAATACAAAACTGTTGGCTTATCTAAATCAGGATTATGTTGTAAGAAAGTATTGACACCAGTAATAAATCGGTCATAAGGATTTCTGACATAAATGTCAATAATCGAAATATTGGTTAACTCATTATGTTCCACTAATCTAAATCCAGAGTTATATAAACTACTACTACCATTTTTATAAATTGGATAAACAAACCGTTGCGGTGTAACTTCAAGGACATCGCAACGGTCTGGGAAAATAATGTTATCTAATTGCGATAACATCAGTCACAACCTTATTTTGCTCGATTACGAATCATTGCAAGAATATCTTCAGCTTTTTGACTAGAAGGTTTTGCTGTAGGTGTTACAACTGGTGCTGTTGCAACTGGTGCATCATCTTCGTCTTCAACAGAAGAAGAAACTACTGATAGTGCAGGTGCTTTGGTAACAACAACAGAATCATCGGATGATTTATTGTTATCATTTCCTGTCATCCCACTTGGTTTGTAGTATTGTCCCCAACGGTCAGGATCATATGCCTGTCCATCAACTGATGCTTCAAACATCTCCTTGATGGCAGTTAGTTCAGCTTCGCCAGGACGTTTTGGCAAGAAATCTGCTAGATTGTGCAAACCATACTGCTCGATTGCTGCTGCTTCTGTAGCTGTAAGTGCTGTTTCTTTGCGACTCCACTTTGAAGTAGAGTAATCAGCATATCCGCCTTTGCTAGTTTTAGTAATAGTAAAATCCAAACCCGCAGCATAATCTGTAGGCATACTTTCTAGTTCAGTATCCATCAACGCAGCTTTAATTAGATTAAAGATTTGTGGACTAATAACAAAACGACGAATTGGATTTTCTGGTGCTTTATCATCTGCCAATGCGTTTTCTTTTACAAAACCTTGGAACAAATAAGATTTTTTCTTCCAGTACTTACGACCCATTTCTTCCATACCTGGATCTTTAAACCAAGTACGAACTTCTGCCAAAATAGGGCAAGCGTCACCATACATTTCCACACATGGAACTTGTACAACAACTGGTTTTGAGTCTGGTTGTCCCTTAATACCTTGGAATGGTAGTTTAATCATCAAACGTTCCACCCAAAAGAAATCATTCTTTGGATTTGCGTCTGGTAGGAATCTAACTTTACTGCTTGAGCCTTCTGGAATATTCCAGTGTGCGTAGATGGCGTTGTCGCCTTGTGATTGACTGCCCTGTGAACGGTTTTCTTGTGCTTGAAGTTTTGCACGAATTTCTGCTAATGTAGTTGCCATAATGTTTTCTCCTATAAGATGGTCTTTGTGTGTGCCTAGATACACAACTGCACCGTGCAATTGTATAACATGTTTATTTATCAAGTCAAATAAAAAACACCATTTTTTTCAAAATGGTGAAATTAAATAATATATTAGGTTTTAATTATTTTAAACCAGCTAATCGACGCATTTCTTTCATTGCTTCAGATACGACTGGAGAATCCATACCAGACGAACCAGTTGATTGTTTTGGTACATCTGGAGATTGTGGTTGCGGTTCAGTGCTAGTATTTTGTTGCTGCATAATTTCTATAATTTCATTTGCCAGCGTATTTTCTCCATTAGATGCCAACCAACCAACTATAATTCTACGTGCATCTGCATCTGGTCCTAATTTCTGTGAAGCCATTCTGAATGCCTGATATAATTCTTCATTGTCCAATGAATGAATATCCATTATTGTTGCTTTTGCATCTTCCCCATCTATACCAACTTTTATTGGGGATTGAACTAATGTTAGGAGTTCGTCTTCGCTAGTATCATCAGAATCAGAATCCCATGTAGCTTCAGTCATTTCATTTGCCCATGATTCAAATTCTTTACTTTCATCTGTATCTAAATTTTTACGATTCTTGTATGCACGATAAACGTATGGTAACGCTTCATTAAAACGATCATCGTAAATTTTCTTAACAAACCGTTCACGTAAATCATTTTCGTCGAATTCTTCGTCTTGACTGCTGTGATTACCGATCATACCAAGTAACAACTCATGACCTTTTCTTCCTTTGAAACGCTTTAAATGATCACGTACCTCGTTGTACCTATGAATGGCTGCTCCTACCATGCCAGTAGTTTCTTGGTCTTCAAATGTACGATTACGCATAGCACGTACAAAATGACGCATACTAGCCATTTCCTTGACCATTTCGTTTATTAATTGACTACCTTCATCGGCAATATTTCCTCCATGGCGTAGGTGATTAGCAGTGGCACGAGCACCATGTAAATTTGTATGTCCCAACAAGAAACGTTCACCCAATGGAGTCTCAACAAAAATGTGTTTAATTTTACGCCCACGACTACCCTGACGTTCTGGATCAATGTGATCTTCGTGTCTAATAATTAAACGATGCGGACCTACATTTGCATATGAACTACGACTTGTTCCATACAATTTACTTTCAGAAATAGCAATATCATCTTTATTGTACGTTCCATCAGAATTTGTTTGTTGTTTTAAATCTTTTAAATCCAGATTACTTCTTGTTATATCTCTGGCATCAAATGTTAGCATATTTCTACGTGCAAATTTCTTCAGACTTTTTAAAAAGTCGTACCATTCTGTTTCTTGTTCGTCATCCAAATCGTCAGTAATATTTGAACTAAAGTATATTTTTAATGAATTTTCATCGATAAGGCTGATGGTAACATTTCCGAAATTTTCACCATTTTTACTGACATAATCAAAGTTAATAAATCTAGCTTTTTCTGGGTCAGTGATACGGTGTGCTTCCTCGTCACCAATACTAACAGTGTCGAATCTGGCACGGATTTTATTAAAAAGAGAGTCTGAAATTTTGTCTAATTCACGCATGATATATTATTTATGGTTAAACGCACCAAACAGGGTATAACTGTTTTTGGCGTTTTTGCTTCATTTTTATGTCTAAGACACCATAATAAATGGCATCGGGGCTATATAATCATCGATACTGTCCCTCATTTTCTCATCAAGTACCGCATCATATGATTGTAAAGATTGTGTTATTCTTAAGGCAAGTAACATAGAAGACACTAAATCATCAGTTTCCCCTATTTTTGCCGCAAAACCGGCACCATCTGCCACAAAAGTTTTCAATTCACTAATTAAATTCTGACTATTAATTGTCATTTTTTTATTTTCAATTAGGTTTTTTAGTTTTGCACAAATAGCAATTTTAGATTTATTGGTGGTAGTAAACCCTTTTCTATGCATTTTAGATTGTCCAACTTTATGGGGCTGGCTCAAGAAAATTCCTCGGATGTTTTCCTCACCAATTTCAGCAATTACAACCAATGCCGCCTCACCTAGTGTATTATTTTCTACACTATAATAAATGTCATTTTGGGTACCTATTCGATCATAAATGTATTCACAGATTTCTTTAAGAATGATGATTTGCCGTTGAACAGGGGTTTTATTATTTTGCCACTCTCCGACTTGAATCATTGACGGAAGTTCAAGAATTTGAATTGCGGCAGGGTCTCCCCCAGTTCCCAAACTAGGGTCTAACGCAACAACGTAAGTTTTACCACGTTGTGGTTTTTGGTACCAACGAACTTGTCCTTGTTTTTCTATAGGTTCTTTAGATTCTAATTCAGATAGTTTTATAGAATCAATTAGAGTTTCATCATAAATTAAGAACTCACACCCGTGTTCACGTCGGAAACGTTCTTCACCAATACGACCAATTTCTTCTTTCTTCCATTGTTCATCACGATCTGGGTGTTCATTCCAATTTGCTTGATATGCACGAAATCCATTAATTCCCAATCCATCAGTGGTTGGGTTACCATATTCGTCTAATCTTTTATTTGCTTGTTTCCAAATATAAGCAAATTGATCTTCATCCGAATTTGGGGTACTAGTAATAATAGCTTTACCACCAGTACTTAATGTAGGTGATATTGAAGTCCAGAATTCTTTGGCAATAGTGGGTCTTACGAATGCAAACTCGTCACAATATAATAGTGTAATACTCATACCACGACCGGTTGTTTCCGTAGTTGTCTGACTAACAATACGTGAACCATTTTCAAAATCTATACTTCCTTTATTATAACTAGTCACACCTGCACGAATAAAATCAGGACACAATTCATATGCATATCGAACACGTTGCATAATCTCTTGTGCACCAGTATATTTGTGTGCCGCAATAAGAATTGTACTATCTGGTATGAACATTCCATACCAAAGTAGATAGCCAGCGGCCGAAGTAGTTTTACCGGTCTGACGAGGCATCAAACTAATACTGAATCTATTTTGATGATAAGTATCTATTAATCTAGTTTGATATTCAAATGGATGATACAGCATTTTACCCTTGGTAGGGTGCTGAATGTAAAAATAATTATCCATAAAATATCGTGGTCCATCCACGGGGTCTGCACATTTAACAAATTCTCTGATTTGTTCTTCAGTCATATTGACTCTTTGATACGGACTCTTTATAATAGACTGTGGGTTTATTGCATTATTCATATTAATACTTATGTCACATACACTTTTGCTTAACAAAGATTACACACCAATATCAGTATTGCCACTGAGCGTAATTCATTGGCAACATGCGGTAAAATTAATGTATTTGGGCAGGATTCATGTTATTGAAACCTATCCAGATTGGATTATCCATAGTGAAAAACTATCGATAAATGTGCCCTCTGTAGCCATTACTAAAGAATATTTTAATTTTAAACGCAAGGTTAATTTCACACGCTACAACATGTATCTACGTGATTTATACCAGTGTCAATACTGCGAAGACACTTTTGATTTTGATAGTTTAACTATTGATCACGTTGTTCCGGTTAGTCAGGGCGGTAAGACTGAATGGACTAATTGTGTAACTAGTTGCAAAGCTTGTAATTGGAAAAAAGCAGACAAAAGTTTAATGAAGCCCATTCGCAAACCATATCGTCCCGACTACTGGGCGTTAGCTGCTGCTTGGAAGAATAGTCCATTTAGAGTAAAAGACCCAAAATGGAATCAGTATTTGGGTAGAGATCAGATTGCTGCTTAATATAGCTTCTGCGGATTCATTTGATGTAGCATACTACCAGCACCGCTATTACCTCCGCCACCACTCATTGATCCTGTAATTGGATACTGAATTGGCCTTCCGCTTGTACTACCTCCAGTAGTCGGAGGAGAAGGTGATTTGAGTGTAGGAATTGATACCTTGGCGTGTTTTTCGCCTGGCTGTGCTTTCCTTAATTCATACTCTGTTCTATCAAAATCTGGATTGTATTTTGCAGTGCCAATCAACCCCATCTGCGGTGCCATTCGATCCACCATTTTGTTATACAGCTTGGTTCTACTGGGTTCATTACTAGAAAAATTATAATGAGTTGCATCTGGATTATTAGCCATATAGTCCCTGAAGTGTTGTGTTACTCCAGACATTATAGATGCTTGCTTTCCTTGTCCTGTTTTAGTTACTGAATAATAAGGTTCACCAGTAGGATCAGCTCTAGTAAAGGCCACCGATACCTTACCTGTTGGGTCTTTAGTAAACCAATTTTCAACTTTTCTTCCGGTGGGATCTTTCCAACTTCCAATAGAAATTTTGTTACCTTGACTATCAACATCATGTTCCCATGAGGCAACTGGTGCTGATCCAGATATATCTATTACCTCTGTGATAAATTCATGTGCTCTCATATGGGTCGTTCGCCTGTAAGATAAGGCTTCGAAAACCACAACTTGAACCATTCTTCGGTGCCCGGACGAATATCGTGTTTTTTCATGAGTTCGCCTTTTTCGTTACCAGTAACAGAAATATTACTGCCAGCAAATCCTTTGTATTCTTGCATTACGGCACGGTTACCAATACCGGCTAGGAACTTTAATTCTTCAATGCTGTCCATATGGTATTACCGGAAGGTCACTATCCGGATTATCCTTTGCATTTGGCTCGTTTTGCATTCGTTAATGCTCCAAAGTCTACTGTCCATTCTTGTCCAACTGGTAGCTCAATTGCACCTTGTGGAAACTGAAACTGAATTCCAGCTTTTTGTTGTATTGCAGAAATACCGGCACGAACTTTAGTTAAATCGTTGCCTTGTCCGCCTTCATGTTTAAAATACCAACCAGCGATTTCTTTAGTTTGTTGGTTGATTACAATTTTATAAAATCCAGTTGGCACTACTACACCATTACCAATTTTTTTATCTGTTGCTGTATTGTATATTGCACCAACATAGATGGTGTACGTATTTTGACGTTGTACTGTCCATCCACGAATACTAGTTTCTAGAAGTTTCCATATACCACGATTTAATCCACCAAGCTGTGGATACATGTTAGTCATCAAGAAACTTTCATACTCTACTTGTTCGTCCCATGACAAATCCCCATCTGGTGCTGCATGTCCTTTGTCATATCCTGTTCCAGCATAGTCTTCTGGTTTAGGTCCGTTTTGTACACTTTTATCTGCTACAAATGCGTTAGTTCTAGGCCAACAACCAAGTGCGTTTGGTGGCGTCAAAGTATAAGTTACATAACGAGGAATTTTTGCACTCGGATCATATGCTACGAAGTATGCACGACGACATATTGGTTGGACACTAAATGCTGTCTGTGGAAATCCATAAGGATTGTGTGCCTGACATTTTTCTACTGGTAGAGGGGCTGTTTGCTCCCAAGCAAATACAGACGAACTTATTGCCAATAATATTATACCTAAAACATTTTTCATTGAATCACCTTATATTGTTGTTTAATACTTTGTGTAACTAGATCGACAAATGCTGATGGTTGTTCGTCGGACAAGTAACAGACTAGGACGTGCCTAGTACTACTGCTATTATTTATGACTGCATGAACATAATTTTCTTGATTAAGAAGATAACCATACCCCAATTTGGTTGGTATTTTCCCAACGGGATACACTCCTAATTCTGAACCGACCGGATTATTAAGTGGTATCCACATATAATTCATCGGAGTTGGATTTAAGCTTATATCTCTATGCGGGTAAAGGTAACCACCGGCAGTTATTACAGAAGCCCTACATCTATCAATATTGATATTATTAAGTTGTTTAACTATATTTGGATATTTGTTTTCATCTTTTGGAATGGCTGGAAGTAAATCTCCGTTATAATATTTTTTGTAATACAAATCCATCAAATATGGATATTTTGTTGTAGAAACATTAAGCCATAAATCAGTCACACCCCATCCACGAACTCTTGGGACAGTTTCATATGGCAATTGCCTATTAATTGGCGTTTCATGCACAAAGTCTTTTAGATCAGCGAGAATTTTTGCTGTATCTAAATTTAAATTTAATTCAATAATCGGAAGATTAGTTGAAAATACATTTTTTTCTATTTTAATTTCTTTGTTAAAACTAGGATGTTTTTCGGAAAAAAAATCAGTTAATATTTTAGGAAAATTGGTAGTCGTCATAATTGAAAGATTCCATCCTGTCACACCACCAACTCCATATCGGAGTTTTTATAGTTACAAACAATGACCCATCAGAGATTAATTGAGTAGCAATCTCGTTTTCAGAATTTTTAGTGACCAAAAATAATACAAATGCCAACTTAATATTATCTATGACTGCTTCGGCAATACTAATTGAACCAGTGTTGTTTTCTACAGATATTTCTAAGATATTAGTTTCTTGTAACTCAGCATCAAAACTGACTGGAATATGCCCATATTCATTGAT